GTTGAATATAGACCAAGAGTATAACGTGAACTCAAAGCCTCACTGAACACGACATTGCTATCAGGAATAGCGCCATAACCAAGTACGTTGTCAGTAGATGAACTATCACCATCAGCTGCACGAGCATCAGGATCAATGAATCTACCAAAGTATAAAGTGCTTGCATCACTACCAGCAGTAATTGTGCTGGTAATATCAATATATGGAGTGGTAGTTCCGAGAGTATACTGATTTGTAATACTCCAGGTAGAACTATCATGAGTCCAATTACCTGTCCAAGTCAGTGTATTTGTACCATCTGTAAGACCGCCCGTAATGGTGCCCGTAATATCAGTGGTACCAGTATTGTTATTTGTATAGTTTGTTCCGTCGATCTTAACACTGAAACCATCAAATGGAGAACCTGGTGTTAAGTAATCGTAGCTAGTGTTGAAAGTACCAGATCCTGTGCTATCAAATAATAGACCTGGACTGGTGTTTCCGCCGCTGCCGAATGTGCCTGTATTCTTATTGACACCAGCCTTTACATAGTCATTCTCTAGAATGCCCATGCCACTGGTTCCATCAATACTTGAAGTATCAGCCCACGCAGCAGACGACAGAGCGAATACGCCAATGATGGCGCAAAGACTGCGTCTCATTAAATACTTCTCCTTGTTTGCTTACCAAAGTAAACATTAAGCAATCATAGAAAAGTTATATAATAATATGGAATTCAGATCAGTTTGATTCAATCAATCAATATAATGATCGTAACTATTTATTATTGTTGTGTAATGGAAATAGGACAACCAGCTGTGGTAGAACAGGTTCCACTTACTGTGACTGTTTGATCAGTAGTGCTATCCTGTAAAAGATCTAACTCATATGCGCCGCCACCATTTGTGAGATTTATTGTGGCAGTGTGAGAACCCATGTTCTTCTGCATAACATTAACATCGTGGCTGTTACCACTCAGAGTCATGTCCAGGGATTGATCGCCACCGTATTGAGTTACCGATACAATTAAGTTACTACCAGTCAAATCTAAAATAGCACTATCAGCAATTGCTTCAGTTCTGATTGATAATAATAACAGAATCGGAAGCGTTTTCTTGAGTATAGAGAATAACATCACTACCAGCCTGATTGAGTTGCATTTGAGTTTGTGAGTCTTGATCTAATGTAATTGACACCACACGATTATCGAAGTTTCTAAAAATAATCAGTTCCCCGTCATTTACAATTTGAGTATTTCCTTCTTCATACACACCTGGTTGAATAGGATTGGTTGGGAATCTTTCGGTTTCCGAAAATATCTTGGAATTAAGAATATCAAGGACATTTGCAAGCAAGTCAAGATCAAGAAGACTAAAATCTAATCTTGTAAAAACAAGTTCATCTTTATCGAGTTCATTTTCATCCAATAAGTTTACATCAAGCTCGTTGAAATCTAATATATTTTCGTCTGAAACAGTTTCTTCATCTTTTTCTTTTGGCTTGCGGATAATCAGTAAGTTATTAATCTGAGCTTCCGATAAATCTAAAATCACTGGGGGTGTGGGGGCTGACTCTGCTGCACCAACTACGGTTGCTTGATAAGCCTGATTTAAGATTACTTGACCGACCTCAGATTCTACTGAAATTTCACCTACAGTACCATCCATATTTGGTAGGAGGATGACTAGTGACTTTCCAACCTCATCTACCGTCATACTAAATGCCGTACCAAGAACACCAATACGAGCTGTAGGAGTACTAATTGCTACCGCTTGTCTGTTGTTCTTTGCAATTAAACCACTTGCATACTTCACCGTGCCAAGAGTAACCTTCAATCCTAACTTACTTGCTGAAGGTTTACTCGCATCATACACGAAATCATCAATTACTAATTTAGAGTGCTTCTCAATCTTTACCTTTGTTTTATCATCAAATCCAATGCGGACCACACCGTTGCCGGTGCGAACATCATCATTCATTTCAATACCGAGATCTTCCTTGACAGCAATTTTATCCTTGCTTCTCAGAAGTTCTGCAGTACCTGTATTTTGTTCTACCTTACCGACCCCTGCATATGCAGTGTTAGTCAGTAACAGTAATAGTAATGCTAGACGAAGAACCATTGGTTGTTGCACTCACTGTACTTGCTTCTGCTCCACTCTGTGTGACACTAATCGTTGAACTGCTACCAGTATGGTTGATTGTAGTATCATGCTGGGCAGCACCACTCTTAGTTGCTGATACTGTGTTACTGTCCCCAGTAATATCAATATCTGTAAGTTTATCGGTGACGCTTGCCGCGGTTGAGTTTTCATTTACTGTTACTGTATTCGAATCTCCAGTAATATCAACATCTACATCTACATCATCAACACCGCTTGCGGTTGTGCCAACATTCACATCAACTGTATTCGTATCACCAGTATTATTGATTGTTACATCAACGTCGTCAGAACCACCATTTGATCCACTAGTAGTACCAACATTGATTCCAATATCAGAACTACTACCTTGTGTGTTTGAAGTGATATTAGCATTTGCACCATAAACATCGTAATCAAGTACGTTACTCGCACCTACCTGATCGATGTCCATGGTTGTTGATGAGCCATCGCTCGTGCTTACATCACCACTTGCGCCAACACGGTTTCCTGTACCGTCCTGGTTAATATTAATTGTTGCGCTTGACCCAGTTTGGTCTATATAAATCTCGTTGTCTGCAAAAGCAGAACTCGTAAAAGTCAAGAATGCAATGAGCGGAATTGCCAATTTATTTTGCATTTGCTCTGTCCTTATAATCCCAGTACTTCTTTTGTTTTCCTTCTTTAACCATTTCGATCACAGCTGCTTCTATAGCCTGTCTCACTGCATAGTTGACTGGCTCGTTTGTTGAAGTGCCTGCTTCTATTTCTAAAACTTTTGTTCCCATATCAAAGAACTTAAATACATTCACACCCACATTTGTGCTTAAGATTGTCTTTTCAGTAGTGATTGCCATTAACACTTTTCCTGTGAGTACACTCACTGCTCTGATACCCACTGTAACAACATCAACTCTCCATTCAGTTTGTGGACCGATCCCCAACCATCGTACACCGACACCGCCAGTATATTTGTTCGAATCATATCCTACAATCCCACCTTCGATCATAATACCAGCAAACTGAAGAGAACCCAGCTTCTTTGCTTTATCTCCATCAAAATTTTCACGTGTGTTACGAATTAACTGTCTCTCTTTAATTAAAGCATCAAGTCCGGATCTCTCAACAACCTGAAAGAATTTACCATCACTTAAATCCATTAATGCCTTAATTAAATAGATCTCCGCTCCTTGTGTGACTGCACTACTCAAATTTGCGATGTTGTCAGCTGGTTTTCTCTGACCAGTTTTATCGCTGAAATTATAAACCGCTATTGTCACTAGTTTGCCATTTGCGATAGGAGGAAATTCTTTAAGAACTCTCTTCATCGGCGTTTCGGCAATTTCTGGATCTCTACGAATGGTCGAATCCATCATAGTTTGACACCCTGTCAACAAAACCAGAGAACATATCATTACAAATCTAATCATGAGAATCCTAGAATGCAAATGATGCGATTGGAATATCCACTATTGTAGTTGATCCGTCAGCTTGATTGACAACAAGTTTGACGTTCTCATCAGTCATCTCATACTGAATAGTATTACCAAGAAGTTCAAGTGTACCCGATGTTTGTGGATCTTCTCCAAATAACTTCTCTGAAATCTGTTTACTTAACTCAGCATAAATTCGTGATTCAAGATTGGCCAAAAACTTATTGACGTTGGTGTTCTTTGCCTCTCGTTCAGCTTCCCGCCTAACAGACTCTATCTTTGCGTCAATATCTTTCTGTCTTTGAAATGTTAAATTCTCAATAGTTAATACATGCGAGCTGAATCCCTGCCCATTAAAAGCTGGGGATTTATAACTATGCCTGAGTTCTGATGCATATGCCACACTCATGCCGAATAAGAATCCTATAATAAGACCAAATACAAACCCGAAAATACTTGCCTTGAATAAATCCCATCCGTCATAATAGTAACGGACAGTCTTCATTGCCATTTCCCATGCTCTGGCTTCGTGTTCACTTTTCATTTTTCTTCCTCTCATCTTCCAACCTTCTTTGAAACTCAATTATCATATTCAGTTTTTGATTGAGACGAATCAAGTCATTATCAAGCATACGGATACGGTCGATCAATCCGATCAGGGTTATATTGGCATCATTGATCACTGGGTCAATTTGTTTTGTTGCCCAGGTCCAAACATAGTAAACGAAATAGCCAAGACCAACTGCTGCAACAATCGGAAAGCCAAAGTCTTTAATTAATTGTGCTATGTCCATGTTTTGTAGGCGTCCTTCATAACTGTCATCAGGGGTTCTGATTTAACCAGAACACCTTTACTATCGACTATGAAGATATCGCCTTTTCGAAACAGTCCTTTATCAAGGAGCTCTGTTTCAGTATCACCTACAACTGTGATATCACCATTCGGATCTAACCGAAGGGTATAATCGCTCCACCATACTGGTTTATCTCTCATTAGTCTTTCCTCGCATCGTTTTTTCCGTCAGCACGTGCAATTCTATTCACATCTGGAGTAATATCAAATGCATTACTCATTAGTGTGTCGATCCGAATAATATCGTGATTCATCGTTTGCACCCTATTATCAAGAGCACCGATGATCCCTTTCATTCGATTCACAGAATCCATAACGCCGTCAAGAATAAAACGCATTGTCAGAAAGACAAAATAACCACCAGCCATTGCAGCTGCTATTGGAAACCCGACTTCAGATATGAGCTTAAAAACATCTTCCATATCAGTCTCCTTCGATCTATTTATAAATAAATGAGTTAGCAAAGGTATATTCAATGGCGATAGTAAAATCAGAGGCGAAATGTAATAATTGCAATCACAATTGTCATTGCGAGGATATCGTCTGTAATCATCCAATCGGTGTTGGTCTGTCAGATAAGTGGCAGCCATGTGGATGTGGTGTTTGTGAATGTGATAAAGAACAAATCAAATATCCAGATTGGGGTTAATATGTCCGAGAATGGCAACGTTCAAGTAAATACCGAAGTAGAACTACTCAAAAGAGATATGGAACTCTTGGCTGGATTGGCTGAGAAGTTCGACGACGCTATTGATCGCCTATCAGATATTAGCACATCGGTAGATAAAATGCTTGCCGTCCATGAGATGCGATTACAAAATCAAGATCAACAACGTGAAATTATACATCAGAGAATTAGTGATATGAAAAAAGGAATGACTGATGAATTTAGATTGTTAAGAGATGAAAACCGCAAACAGCACGGCGAAACAAATGAACGGCTTGCTAAACTAGAACGTTGGCGCTGGTTTGTTGTCGGTGTTGCAACCGTCCTTGGATTCCTCGTCGCACAAATGCCAATTTTATCTAAACTATTTCAATAATCTATTTACTTTACCGATAGTCTTGTTATAATAGGCCTTGAGCCGTTTTAATGAGGTATTGGTTATGTCTGGTTGGATTGATGTAAAGTATGCTAACCTTCTTTCTGTTCAGTTAGAGAACTTTAAGGTTAAGAAAACAAATCCGTATCTTGCTAATTGTAGATGTCCTCTCTGTGGTGACAGTCAGAAGGATCGGAAAAAAGCAAGAGGTTATATCTATCAAAAATTAAATGCTCTGTTTTACAAGTGCCACAACTGTAGTGCTGGTACTACTCTTGGTAATCTGTTAAAGCAGGTAAATCCCTCTCTATATGATCAATATAAACTTGAAAGATATAAGGAAGGATTTGATATTGGTAATGCAGCCAAACCACATTCAAAGGTAGAATTTAATTTTGAAACTCCAATGTTTCAGGAGAAAAGTCCTCTTGAAAGGTTGTTGACTCCACTTTCGGAATTGCCAGATCATAATCCAGCAATACGATATGCTATTTCACGACAAATTCCTCGTGATAAATTTTCGGATTTATACTATATTGATGATGTAAAGAGAATCGAAGAATTATCTCCAGAATATAGAGATAGAATTCCTGGTATTGAACCGAGGCTTGTTCTGCCGTTTCGAAATCGTTCCGGAAATTTAATTGGGATTACATGTCGAGCACTTGGTAAAAGTAATTTAAGATATTTAACTATTCAAATTGACAATTCAGAACGAATGGTTTATAATTTAAATAATATTGATAAATCGCAGACCGTTTATTGTGTAGAAGGACCAATTGATAGTTTATTTTTACCAAACTGTATTGCCGTAGCATCAGCAGATTTGGAATCCATACGTAATATTATACCAAAACATAATACAACTTTAGTCTTTGATAATCAACCTCGCAATCCAGAAGTTGTAAAAATCATGCGCGGTTCGATGAAAAATGGATGGAATGTAGTGGTGTGGCCTGACACCATAGTTGAGAAGGATATTAATGAAATGATAATGTCGAAAAAAGATCCAGTTGAGATTCTCGATGTGATAAATACGAATACCCACTCGGGTCTATCCCTACGAATGAAACTGAATGCTTGGAGTAAATGCTGATGAACGTCCGTCTTATATCATATTCCCAGGCTCCAGCCGGAGACTTTATTGGCCTCGACGACATTCAAGATTTGGTAGCATATTGCGCAAGAGTTTCAAATCCAAGCAATCAAAATAATTCCGAGACATCGGCGAAACTCATTAAGTATCTGATCAAGCACAAGCACTGGTCGCCGCTTGAAATGGTGAGTGCATGCCTGGAAATTGAAACGACTCGAGATATTGCGAGGCAGATCCTGCGTCACAGGAGTTTCAGTTTCCAAGAGTTTAGCCAACGCTATGCTGATCCTACAAAGGATCTAGAGTTCGTTACCCGCGAGGCAAGACTACAAGACGAGAAAAACCGTCAGAATAGTGTGGAGGTGGATGATCCCAAACTGCAACAGGAATGGGATACACTTCAGCAGATGGTAATCGAAGATGCTCGTGCTGCATATCAGTGGGCAATTAGTAAAGGTATTGCAAAGGAACAAGCTCGATCGGTATTGCCTGAAGGACTCACAATGTCGCGTATGTATATGAATGGTACTCTCCGTTCATGGGTTCACTACATCGAGCTTCGATCTGCTAATGGAACTCAAAAGGAACATCAGGAAATTGCAAAAGCATGCGCGGTTGAGATTGCAAAGATCTTTCCGTTGATGGAGAATTTAGGTGAGTGAGTTTTACGAATTTTTAAAAGAGTCAGGCGCCGATACATTAAATCATAGTGGCAGAACTCTATTTGATCATCTCGTAGGTGTCGAGCAACTTTTAAAAAAGCATGGAAGATCAGAGACTGAACAAAGGGCTGGGTTATTTCATTCAATCTATGGGACCGAATATTATACAAAATCTGAATCTTTGAATATTCAGAGAGACAAGATAAGAGAATTAATTGGAGAGCAATCGGAATTGCTCGCATTTCTTTTTTGTAAAACAAAGGGACGTACACAGCGCATTGTCGAGGATGATTGGTTTCGTGAGCCAGAAAGAACTCAGTTACGTTGGATTGAGTACTGCAATTTAATTGAACAAAATCCAGATAGGGCAGATCGTTGGGTAGATATATTGGAAGAAAAGTTGGAAATTAATGGCTGATTTACAAGTATTACCTATATTTCCCACTCCATTTGGTATAATCAATTTCGGTGAACAGGCAAGAGAATTAAATAAAACTCTCGTAAAAAATATTGATGATGAACGATTGAAACATCAGGTTGAGACGGAAACAAGAACCTTTTCTGGTACATCAGGAGCTTGGCAATCAAAATTGGGACTTGAAAATAATTATGATAGTTTTAGTTTGCTTAGAGATCTTGTGCACCAGGTTGCATTGCCGACTCTTTCTCAGTTTGGTTGGAATCCAGACTTTATAAATGAATATACCACGACTGAAAATTTTTGGGCAAATGTAATTTTTGACAAGGGTGGTTGGTCACAGCCACACACTCATGGCAATGGAAATACATTATTAGCTGGAGTTTACTACCCAAAAGGAAATGAGATTGTTGAAGATTTGGATAAATTTAATCATACTGATGTGATGTCGTCGAGTGTAACAGTGCGTGAAGAAGGCTGTCTTGTTCTACTTGATCCGGCAAGAGGGGTTAAAGGACAAGTAAAGGGTGATATAGATTCGTTACGTCATCATCCGTATTACGGAAGTAGTATCTATATTCGTCCCAGGGAAAGTCTGCTTGTCCTATTTCCGGCTTGGCTAGAACATTATGTAACACCGGTTTTAACTACCGAAAAAAGATATAGTATTTCGTTTGGTGTAAATAAAAACAAAGCAAGAATTAAAGAGGATATTTAAATGGAACATATGGGCATCACCATCGATCCAAACCGAGATACACTGTTTGATGAACTCGGTACATTACGTCTTAAAGAGTCATATATGATGGACGATGAGATTAGTCCACAGGAAAGATTTGCATATGTTTCAAAAACTTTCTCTAGCAATCCTGAACACGCTCAGCGTTTGTATGATTATGTTAGCAAGCATTGGCTTTCTTATTCTACTCCTATTCTATCTTACGGTCGTTCAAAGCGTGGCTTACCTATATCTTGTTATCTCAACTTTATTAACGACACAGCCGAAGGACTCGTAGAGAATCTTTCAGAAACGAATTGGCTGTCAATGCTAGGGGGTGGAGTCGGTATCGGTTTTGGTATTCGTTCTGCTGATGACAAGTCTACTGGTGTCCTTCCTCATCTTAAAATGTATGATGCTTCTAGTCTTGCTTATCGTCAAGGTCGCACTCGTCGTGGTTCTTACGCTGCTTATTTGGATATTTCTCATCCAGACATTCTCTTATTTCTTGAGATGAGAAAGCCCACAGGAGACCAGAACTTCCGTTGTCTCAACCTGCACCATGGAATAAATATCACGGATGATTTTATGCAGTTGATTGAAAACTCCATGACTGATCCAGAATGCGATGATACATGGGAGCTGAAGGATCCACACACAAAGGAAGTGCGTGAGACTATTTCTGCTCGTGATCTTTGGCAGCGTGTACTTGAAATGCGTATGCAAACAGGTGAGCCATATATTCATTTTATTGATGAATCCAACCGCAAGTTACCACAGTGGCTCAAAGACATCGGTCTTTCCGTAAATCAGTCTAATCTTTGTTCTGAAATTATTTTGCCAACTAACAAAGATAGAACTGCAGTATGTTGCCTTTCCTCTGTAAACCTGGAATATTTCGACGAATGGTCAAAGAACAAACAGTTTCTCCGAGACATTTTGGAGATGCTGGATAATGTTTTACAGAAGTTTATTGATGAAGCTCCCGATAGTATTTCTCGTGCTAAGTACTCAGCCATGCGTGAGCGATCCGTTGGAGTTGGATCGCTTGGATTTCATGCTTACCTTCAGCGAAAGGGAATGCCATTCGAATCTGCCCTTGCTAAATCCACTAACCTCCGAATGTTTAGGCATATCCGAAAAGGACTTGACGAGGCTAATAAGCAACTGGGAAAGGAAAGAGGTGAAGCGCCAGACGCAGAGGGAACTGGACTCCGTTGCAGTCACGTTATGGCAATCGCCCCGAATGCCTCGAGCTCAATTATCATGGGAAATACCTCTCCTAGCATCGAGCCTTGGAGAGCAAACGCCTATCGTCAAGATACTCTATCGGGAGCATTTCTAAATAAGAACAAGTATCTTGATAAATTGATCAAGGATAAGTGTGACGTTGATGATTCGCTTAACTATGATAAAATCTGGTCAAGCATTATTGCAAACGACGGTTCAGTTCAGCAGTTAAAATGTCTTGATGATTATGAGAAAGATATATATAAAACATCGATGGAAATTGATCAACGTTGGGTAATTGAACACGCTGCTGACCGTCAGCAGTTTATTGATCAGGCGCAGTCATTAAATGTTTTCTTTCGCCCAGATGCAAATATTGCATATCTGCATGCAGTTCATTTTCTTGCTTGGAAAAAGGGATTAAAGACTATGTACTATTGCCGTTCAGAAAAGATTGGTAAGGCAGATCGAGTATCAAAGCAGATTGAAAGACAGATTATTAAAGAAATTGATATGACTGCTATTGCTGCAGGAGAGGAATGTTTAGCATGCGAGGGGTAAGGGTTATCACAGGCGAGGATTGCTGGTACTGCGATCAAGCAAAGAAACTCTTAAATGAGCATAATATCGAATATGAAGAGGTAGATGTGTTTGAAGCATCTGCTATAATGCAGGAATACAATCTCAGAACAGTTCCTCAAATCTTTGTAGAGGGCAAACTATTAGGCGGCGGTTACACAGGTTTAAAGGAATACTTCGATGGCAAATAAGCTCAAGCTACAGGACGAAAGAGATTATTTCAAGCCATTTCATTATCCTTGGGCATATGATATGTGGCTCAAGCATGAACAGTCACACTGGCTTCATACTGAAGTGCCTATGATGGAAGATATTAAAGACTGGAAAAATCGTTTGACGACCGAAGAAAAGTATTTTCTTACTAATATCTTTCGGTTCTTTACACAGTCAGACATTGATGTTGCAGGTGGATATGTAAAGAATTATCTGCCTAACTTCCCACAACCAGAAGTTCGTATGATGCTCACTGGATTTGCAGCACGAGAAGCACTACATGTTGCTGCCTATTCTCATCTGATTGAATCTCTTGGTATGCCCGAAACTACATATAATGAGTTTCTTGAATATGATGCCATGCGTGAGAAGCATGAGTACTTTATATCAAAGGTGGACAATGGTGCTATTCTTCCTGTAAAGATGGCAGCTATTTCTGCCTTTACTGAAGGTCTTGCTCTGTTCAGTTCATTTATCATGCTCTTGAACTTCCCTCGGCACGGCAAGATGAAGGGTATGGGTCAAATTGTAACATGGTCAATAGTAGATGAGACACAACATGCTGAAGGAGTTATTAAGCTATTCCGCACATTCGTTGAAGAAAATCGTGAAGTGTGGAATGATGAAACTAAATCACAAATCTATACAATTGCAACTAAAATGGTTGAGCTTGAAGATAAGTTTGTGGATCTGGCTTTCCAAATGGGCAAGGTCGAAGGGTTACGCGATTACGAGGTTAAAGAATATATCCGATACATCGCAGACAGACGATTGATCTCAATGGGGATGAAAGGCATTTATAAGGTCAAGAATAATCCTTTGCCATGGGTTGAAGCAATGATTAATGCACCGACACATACCAACTTCTTCGAGAACCGAGCGACTGATTATGCCAAGGGTGCTTTGAGTGGTTCTTGGAATGAAGTTTGGGCAAACTAAGGAAGGGTATAAATGGCGCCAGTAAAACAACAATTATTGTGCAACGACTGTCTTGCAGACTTCGAAATTAAATTTGATGAAGAAGAACACGAGCCTGTATATTGTCCTTTCTGTGGTGCTGATTTACTTTGGGATGAAGACGAAGATGAACTAGATGACTGGGATGATCCAGATAATGATGAATACGAATGACATGGTACTATAATGGAGAACCTTTTACCAGTGAAATGATTGAAGATAATATCGGTTTTGTATATTGTATAACCGATACTTGTAATGGAATAAAATATATTGGTAAGAAGGGATTAATATCAAAACGCAAGATGCCACCACTGAAAGGCATGAAGCGAAAGAGAACCAAGATAGTGGAAACAGACTGGCAGTCCTATTATGGGTCAAGCGAGACTGTTAAGATGCTTGTTGAGAAATTTGGCCCGGAGATGTTTCATCGTGAAATCTTACGATTGTGTAAATCAAAAGGTCAAATGAGTTATTATGAAGCCAAGTTACAGTTTGAAACAGACTGTTTATTGAAACCAGAAGAATATTATAATGAATTTATCGGATGCAAAATAAATCGTCGTCACTTGTTGACAAAGAACTCAGAATAAAATATAATATAGATAAGTTTGATAAAAGATCTACAATCGGCAATCCTGGTGAATCATGGGATATGTTTATCATTCGTAAAATGAGAGAAGAGCGACTATATAATGAAGCAAGGAAAAATTTGGGGAACGACTGAATCTCTATTGGTAACTTCAATGATCGAAGTTCATCGAATCGATATTAATCCAAGATCACAATGCTCGTTACATAAACATGAGTTTAAATATAATATGTTCTATGTGATCAAGGGTAAGCTCCATATCGAGGTACATAAGAACGACTACGATCTTGTAGATACAACGACTCTCTTTCAGGGTCAATTCACATCCGTAGCTCCGAATGAGTATCATATGTTCAAGACTGACGACGTGCCAGCCCAGGCTCTTGAGGTCTACTATTTGAATGAAATTTCTGAAGACATTGTACGTAAAACGGTAGGTGGTACTCGTGGTTGATGTCGTGTGTGTTAAGTGGGGAACTGAGTACTCGGATGATTATGTTCGTATTTTGAAGGCAATGGTAGAGAGAAATACCACTGCACCATTTAACTTCAAGGCTTTTACTGATACGCCGATTGATGGCATTGACACATATCCACTACCCGAAGGTCTGAACGGATGGTGGAATAAACTCTATCTTTTTTCAAAGCACCATACATATAATAATGTACTTGATAAACGAGTTGTTTATCTCGATCTTGATACAGTAATCACTGGTAACATCGACTTCTTTCTAAATTGGGATGAAGGCGAATTTATGGGCATTGAAAATCTTGGAGTAAATAATAGATTTGAAGATGGAACTCAATACCATAATGTTTTCCAATCGGGTGTAATGGCATGGGATAGGGATTGGGCTCATTTTATTTACGATATTTTTGTGGATAGGCAGGAAGAAATTCTACATAAAATCCGTGGTGATGGTGAACTGCTACATGATATTTTCCGACAACTGGCTTTACCAATACACCTATTTCAACACACCTGGCCAGGTAAGTTAAAGTCTTATAAGTATCAAATATATGAAACTGGTTTAGATGATGAGACTGCGATTATTTGCTTCCATGGCACACCACGGCCACACGAGGCAATTGGCCCGGAATCAACATTTCCGTGGGGAGTTGAATTCGTTGCGAATCCTTGGATAGGAGATTATTGGAAACTATGAAATTTGCAATCTTAACACCAAGTCGTCAGAGACCAGGTCGACTTGATAGTTTTATTCAGTCAGTTCATGGTCTTGCAAATGATAAGGGTCGAGTCTTTACATATAACTATATTGATTCAGATGATCCTCGTATTAAGGCTTATGAAGAGTATCAGCGTAAACAACCTGTAAATAATATCAATTGCATTGGTGAGCCACAATCAGTCTCCAAATCCTGGAATGTCATTGCACAGAAGGCTATTGATGATGGTGCCGATGTTTTAATTATGGGTAATGATGACATGCTCTATCGTACTCAGGATTGGGATCTTTTACTTGATAAGGAGATAGAGAAATTTCCAGATCATATCTATTGCATGTGGTTCGAAGATTTAATCAATGGCTCGAATCACTGCGCCTTTCCAATCGTATCGCGTGTGTGGTACGAGACACTGGGCTACTTTGCGCCAGGGATTTTCAATTTTGGTTACAACGACACGTGGACCTTCGACATCGCAAAAAGAATTGGTCGGACTCACTTTATTCCAAACGTCGTAAATGAGCATCTACATTTTACCACTGGTAAATCTGGCGCCGATGAAACCACTCAACGTAACAGAACTACAGAACGTGGTAACCTTTATGAACTCGATAAAGTAATCTTCGAACAATCAGCTGAAGAAAGAGCAAAAGCGGCTCTTACCCTCTTGCAGATGATGGATGGACCAAACGAAAGATATTAATTATGAAAAGGTGGGCAATCTATCGTATTCATTATGGCATTGACTTTTTAAAGCAATCAATTGATTCCATTAAAAACTCAGTCGATAAGATCTTTGTCATCTATTCAATCAATCCTTGGGTAGTGAAGGATACCGTAAACTATCTTGGGTCTGAAGTCCCAATGCCTTGTTTACACGAGGACGTATTTCAGTTCATGTATGATAACTATAAGGCAAAGCAAAAGATTGACTATTTCAGACATGAGGTTACCACTCCTGCTAATCAATTCAGAATGTACTACGATATCTGTGTAAATAAGATGGGGTATCAACCTGAGTCTGTGCTGTTTATGGAACCGGATATGGTATTCTATAAACCTTTGGTCAATTCACTCTTTGATGAACTTGACAAGAGAAAAGATATACCTTGTCTTGGTACCACTCAAATTGAGTTGTGGAAGGACTGCAACTGGCGAGTACCACAACGCGATCGCATCGGTCCTATGATTTGGAATCCAAAGCGTATACCAAACTTTACAACTCACTTTGGTACATGGCATCCACAACATCAGATCGTTAGCAGCTATATTCAGAACTATAACTTTGGGTTCTGTCTTAATGCAAAGACAATGCTATACAAACATCTGACTGCTATTAACTTTTCGGCTGCAATAGGTGATTCCATTCCATCACAGGAATGGTACAGAGATAAGTGGTTGAACTGGACGCCTGACACAGCTGATATAGAAATTTCAGAAAGGTGGAAACACCTTATACCGAAGGCGGATATATATAATATGCCAATTGAAATGAAGAACCAAATGGAGTTACATCATGGGTGAAGTGATTCGAGAAATTAACATACCTGGTGATGCAGGCGTTGTGAGTTTGGTAGAGACTGATGGTCATTACACAATTCACCGATATGCAGCCAGAGGAAAAATCAATAATAGAATTTCAAATTATGAATTGCTCGATAATAATAACGTATCGAAGTTAATTCCACTTGATCTCGAATATGGAAATAAGATTCTTGATCGCATCGAAGATGGTGAAAATTATTCAAACGTTTTTATCTTCTATAAAAATAAAACAACGGCAGAATTTGTAATACCAGAAAAGAGCGAGGAGGAACATAAGTATACCTCGACCGGTATTAAGTTTTGGCGTCATGCCGAACAGATGATTAACTATAGATCAGGTGGACCTAATACTGTTATCTCAACTCATATCTCACCCGAGGGCACCTGTAACCTTAAGTGCCCGTATTGCTCCGTTACATATCGCGATACACATAGCCGCCTTGATATGGAAACCATTCGGGATTATGTGCTCAAACTTAAATCACGCGGACTAAAGGCAGTTATTCTTACAGGTGGTGGTGAACCAACCGCATACAAGTACTTCAATGAACTTGTACGGTGGTTGAAGGAGCAGGATCTCTCTGTTGCTCTCATTACAAATGGAACGCTAACACGTCGAGTCGATGACGATGTTTGGAAGTTGTTCTCGTGGATCCGAGTGTCAATCAATATCTTTACTGGGTGGGAATACACTATCGGCCTACCACAGGATAAGATCGACCACGACAAGACGATTGTTGGATGTTCTATGGTATATACGGTGGAACACGAGGAGTCTGACGAGATTATGACCGATCGTATTGCTCTACTCAACAAAGCATCTATGGTTGCTGATCGTTGTGGAGCAAAGTACATCCGTCTATTGCCAAACTGTTTGCTGTCGCAATATGATCTTATTCGTCAGCATCATTCGTTAGATAATACGCTAAAGGAACTGAACGATCCACGTTTCTTTCATCAGTATAAGATCCATGGCGCACCACAATCAAGCAAATGCCATCAGGCTCACTTTCGCCCATATCTATCCGAGGAAATTCATAAGGAAACTGGTAAACCCGGAACCGTGTATCCCTGTGACTCAGTCGTACTGAATGATGGATATCAACACTTTGCCGAGGAATATCAGCTCTGTCATGCATCTGATATTTTAGGTTTTATTGATAATGAGATCGAACAAAAATTTAATGCACGTGATAGATGTACAGGTTGTGTATTTACAGAAAATGTAAATATGCTTGATGATTGGGTAAATGGTAAAGTGAATCGAATTGGGGAATTTGATAAGCCATTGATGCATGAAGAGTTTGTTTAATGAATGATTTCTTTGATAAAAGTTATTACGAAAGTGGTCCGCAAAGTGGAAAATCATTGTATCAGAACTATCGTTGGATTCCGGAGCTTACCATTCCATTGGCTCATCACGTTGTCAGATTTCTTGATATTCAGCCTGGTGATACTGTTATGGATTTTGGCTGTGCTAAAGGTTATCTCGTTTATGCATTAAAACTACTTGGTGTTCAGGCTCACGGCGTAGATATTTCCAAATATGCAATCAGTCAAGCACCGAAAGAGATCAATGGATCAGTCAAAGCTATTGAGCCGTATTCAAACGATTTTATATATAGTGATTATCTATTGGCAAAGGATATTCTAGAGCACATTCCATATGACAGTCTTGATAGACAAATGGAGATTCTCAGAGAGAGATGCAAGTATATCTTTGCTATCATACCTCTTGGTAAAAATGGTAAATACATTATACCAGCATATGAGATGGATCAGTCTCATTATATTCGTGAGGATATTGATTGGTGGAAAGATAAATTCAAGAGGGCAGGTTTCAATGACTGCTCATTTTCAACCGACCTAGGTGCCTTTAAACAAAATTGGCAGGAGGTCAATGATAAAGGTAACTTATTAGCATGGGGATTTTAAAATGAAAGTTGGTTTTGTAGGTGTCGGCAAACTCGGTAAGGATGCCGCTGAGGTACTTGGCGAACACTATGATGTTACTGGATACGATGTTCGTCCAATCTCAGACACCACTATTAAGATGGAATATAATCTTGCAGATGCAGTTCGTGGTAAAGATATAGTTTTTATTGCTGTACCAACGGCTCATCATCCAGATTATGATGGGCGATATGCTACGTCCCATTTACCGCCTAAGGATTTTGACTACAGTATTGCAATCCAGGCTACAACTCAAGTCGATCAGTACGTTGACGAGGGTACACTCATTGTCATGATTAGTACTATGTTGCCTGGTACTGTACGACGAGAGATCGCTCCTATCGTCACCAGAGGTCGATTCATTTATAATCCATATCTTATTGCGCAAGGTACAGTTAAATGGGATATGAAAAACCCAGAAATGATTATGATCGGGACCGAGGATGGTTCAACGACTGGTGATGCAAAACTTCTCGCTGATTTTTATCAGCCCATGCTTGAAAAGGAGACGAGAGTCGAAATCGGTACTTGGGAAGAAGCCGAGTCGATGAAGATCTTCTACAACACCTTTATCACTGCTAAACTCTGTCTCGTCAACATGATTCAGGATGCGGCAATGGCTGTGGGTAATATGAACGTAGATAAAGTTACCGATGCTCTCAAGCATTCGACGGATCGGATTATGGGTCCAAAGTATATGACAGCTGGACTTGGTGATGGTGGTGGTTGCCATCCCCGTGATAATATTGCCCTACGATCATTTGCTGAACGCCATGGTTTTGGATATGATCTGTTCGATGCAATTATGAAGGCTCGTGAGGAACAAGCTAATAACATTGCAAAACATTTTGAGAAGGTCGGTGTACCAAAGGATATGCCGTGCGTTATCCTAGGATGTGGATTTAAGCCTGGTGTGGATCAGTTGGCTGGTTCACCATCTATCCTTGTTGGATATTATCTCGAGAAACTCGGTTACAGCGTCACATATGACAAGGAACAGATGTCGAATGGGATTTATGGTAATGTAGCACCACCGGAAATTAAACCAACTGCATATCTATTGGGTTGGCCAAAACATTTTGATAAGTATCCATTCGCACCAGGATCCATTGTAGTGGACCCATGGCGCTCATGTACTGGAAATGATAGAGATAATCTGACGGTATATCACTATGGTGATACGAGAACTAGTCCGTTAGGGCTAGTGCACTCTCGATCTTCTCTTTCAAAGATTCAAGAGAATCTTCAGTAGCCTGATAACGGATGCCGATACCACCATTCTTGATCCAAGCATCAATGTTCTCTGGCTTGTCATCAATCAGAATGTTCGGCTGACCGTTTTCAGTCGCATATTTTTGCTTGCCACTGGTGAAGATGGCTTCAGATGGATAGTAGTTATTCTTATCCAACCAAACCCGTTTCCACATGGATGAGTTATCGTAATCACCACGAAGAGGAGCTGAAAGGATACACCATTCGCCATCTGTGGCATCATCGACGAATCGAATCAGCTCATCTGATGTGGGAAACTTTGGGAGACGACCAAAGAAATCGGTACCTCCCAGAGCCATAATGGATTCTTCCTTGTTTGGAATATCCTTCCAGTGTTTCACACCATGGGTGCGAGCCAACTCTGTGAAGAAGTCGGCAATCACACCATCCATATCAACATATACAGTCATTTGCTTTTCCTTATCATATATGCATTCTATCATACTCTCGAAATAATGTCAACAAAAAAGTTATAAAAAAAATATAACAGTATCAATAGCTTAAAAAACTCTAAAAAAATCACAAGCCATTGTTTTTGTTTGATAAAAAAATTCACTTTTTTGTTTACATAATTAAATTTTTATGGTAAAATCTAACTATGATGATTGATAAGGAAACTAACATGACCAAGTATACGATCCTCCAGATTAACCTGACCGATGCTCAGGTTGACGAAGTTAACGCATCGAAGGGTGAATATCCTGAGTTCTACATCAAGTCTCTCCGTGCAAATATCCAGCCGAATCCTGAGGCTATCCTGGATGTCTTCGACATGTACAAGCCTGTCGCTAAGATTGAGGCTGAAAATCTTGAGCAGGTCTTCCATATCGGCAACATGGGCCCGGAAGAAAAGATCGAGCGCCTTGATCGGATGCACAGTGTATCGGTTGGTGATCTGGTGTTTGATCCGAACACTGGGATTTACTACTATGTTGACTCCTTTGGCTTCGGTGAACTGCCGAGCGAAGAAGTACTTCGTAAAGTAGCCTAATAAATAGGAAAAAGGAGACTGTTATGAATAAGAAAATTCTTTCCGTTGCAGCTATTGGTGCACTACTGATGACTACTGGTTGTCAGACCGCTAGTGCTGGTGATAATTATGTCGGCCCTGTCATCGGTGGTGTTGCTGGTGGTATTATTGGTAATCAGATCGGTAAAGGTTCCGGTAAAACTATTGCTACCGCCACTGGTGCCGTGATCGGTGTTCTGGTCGGTCAGGAACTTTCCAATCAGAACCAAAGCGGTAATCATCACCATGGTCATCCGGCTCCGGTAATCTATACCTATCCTACCGCTGGACTTTGTGGCCATCACAGCAATCCTGGTGTACGTGCAGCCTGTGAACGCGGTCATGCAGAACGTATGCACCAACAGCAGATCCAGGCCGAGAAGCAGGCCTACTCGTGTGCTCGCTATGGTCGATGCAACTACTAAAAGACGAGAGCTGATGATGCGGGCTTTGGATGAGATGCCAAAGTCCGTATCTGATGCTGTAAACTATGCGAGTGTCGGCTTTACAGCAAGGGATATAGTATTCCTACACTCGTTATATGTGAACGGTGCCAAGACCGAGGATGAGCTTGTCACTATGATAAAACAGAAGGATGCCTTTGAGACTCTACTGAGTCCATTTGGCCGTAGGATGATAGTATGACTCGTGATGCAGCAGTACGTCTAATCGATAATGCCATTCTTGCTCGTGATAACTGTAAAAAGTCTGGTTCGGAGTGGGGTGTATTATACTGGGAATCGGTATATTGTGCTCTTGTCAAAAAATTTGATAGAATGAATTGACTTTTGAAAATTCATAGTTTAGAATATGAAAGATGGGTAAGGGATCCGAGGATCTCTGAAGCTATTGATAATGAGGAACTCGGTACTCTGTACCAGATCTTGTGGGAGTTTTTACAAAATGAGCGGCATGCATCTTCTTCCGGTGTATTACTCGACAACGAGCACCAAAAAGCGCAAAAAGAAGAACAAGACTAAATCACTCATTGCGGCTGAAAAAGAACACGAGAAGTTTCTCAAACGTATGGGTATCGGGTCCCGTAGCTCAGTTGGATCAGAGCAGCGGTCTTCTAAACCGCAGGTCGCAGGTTCGAGTCCTGCCGGGATCGCCAATTCACGGAGCGTAGGAAAGTCTGGTAATCCGCCACATTTGGGATGTGGAGATCGGAGGTTCGAATCCTCCCGCTCCGACCAAGTTTTCTATGACCCATCAATGGCAAAGAAAGAAGAGAAGGTCTATACCGGCACAGAGATTATGGGTATCGCACAGATGCACAAGTCCAATGCAGTGCCGATTCGTAACAAGAAGAGTGCCGAAGAAGTTGCAAGGATGAGGCGAGGATGAAAATATTTGATCTTGAACAAGAGATTATGAATGCTTGGCATGTTGTAGATGACCTTCAACTTCTCGGCGAGAATGTCATGGAAACAGATATGTCCACCGACGATATTGTAAATGCCCTTATTGGACTGGAGACTATATATAATATGAGATTCCAAAAGGTCTTTAATATGTTTGAAGACCTCTGCAAAGAATATCATGCAATGAGGAAAGAAAATGAAAACGATTACACTCAGAGTTGAAGATTGCGATAATATTGTTATTGATGAGCTAAAGGACGCTTATCGACGTCGATAAGCGTCCCTTATAAAGGACGCTTATCGTATGAACAATTTTGACCAATGGTTGGATCTACGTTACCGAACAAACGGATAACTGCTGGGATCTAATGCCCGAACTATACGAAACCTTTGAACAGGCAGAACAGGCCGCCTCCGTGTGGCGACTCAAGGGCAAAGAAAAAAATGTAAGGGTGGTAAGTTATGAAGATTAAACTAGGACCTTATAAAAATTATTTTGGGCCATATCAATTAGCAGAACTGTTGATGTTCTGGGTGCCAAAGGAAAAGGACGAACACGGATTTCCACACACCGCAGATCGTGTTCACAAGTTCGGTGAATGGCTTGCTCACGGTAGCGTAGAGCCAGAACCTACAGTAGGTGACATTCACAAGTGGGGAGATCGTCCGCACACTTGGTTGTATAAGTTTCTAAGTTGGATTGACAGCAAGAAGAAGCGTAAGATTGAAATACATATTGATCGATGGGATACTTGGAGCATGGACGATACACTTGCTCACATTATCCTACCTATGCTCAAGCAACTAAAAGAAACCAAGCACGGTGCTCCTTATGTGGATCTAACGGATGTTCCTAAGGAACTGCATCCTAAGAAGCAGACCAAGAAAGAAAAAGACAACGGTGAAACTGACAGCACACACTTTGAACGCTGGGATTGGGTGCTGGACGAAATGATCTTTGCGTTTGACAGCAAGGTCAATGATGGCTGGGAAGATCAGTTTGAAACTGGTGAAAGCGATCTACAATGGAAGCAACTGGAAGGCGGCATGAGCGAAATGGTTCGTGGACCTAACGACACCAAAGTGTATGACTGGGAAGGTCGCAAGAAGTATCAAGCACGTATTTCAAATGGTTTCCGTTTGTTTGGCAAATACTATGAGAACTTATGGGATTAAGCAATGAGTTATAGTCGTTGGAGTAACGGAACTTGGTATGCTTTTTGGGGTACTAGTGATGCTAAACGCAAAGAGGATGAAGTTTTTTGTTTGTGGGCGGATATGTCACAAACCAAAGACTGGACCTATGAAGAACTAAACACATGGACAGCGGAAACGGTTCTTGAACACTATGAAGGTATTACAAAAGAAGAAGCCGAGGAAGCCTTTCAGTATATTACATATTTTTTAGAGGATGTTGATGATGTGGAAAAGTATGAGGTGATAATGAGGTGATAGAAGATGTATAATCCGGACAATTGGGTAGTAATTAAGATTGGTGGTGATGATCCACATTATCGTGTGCTCGCAGGCTGGAGTGGTGGATACCTCACTGGCGATTGTTGGCGCATGAACAGTGGTATTACTCGTGTAGAGGATGCTGGTGATAGATTTAACTTCTATGGATCAACTGGTAGTTGCTATAGCTGTGGCAAGGAGAGTTATACTCTACGCATGAACATTGTTCATACCTGGAATGAACTTAAAGAACTGCACGGTGACAAAGTTGAACTTATGCCAGAGGACACAGACTGGTTAAACATGGATTGGATTATTAAATGATCAAGCATGAACCACTATTTGACACTCAAAAGGTTTGTGAAATCTTCTCTAAGAAGGATGGTGTTCCCATTACCTATGTGTGTACAAGTGCGCTAGGTGATGAGGCACAAGCAATGGATATCTTTTACAGAGAGACTCCACACCCCCAGTTCGGTAATCGGTATTTTGGTCTATACCATAACGGCAATCTTATGATTGCTAATGCAGATCGAATTGAATCTGTAGAGTTTGGACTTGTCGAAGATGATACTGGTGATCTACAGTACAGTGCCCATCGTCATGATTATAAACGGTTTGAGAACGGTAATATGATTGATGGCGGTCGAGCATACATTAGGGCAAGCATGTGTGAAGTTAAATACTACGTTGTTCGTAATGGCGAAATGGTTGAGGTTAAATGAATGACTACTTTTGATTTTGGATTCGGTCCGGTTCCGGGTCATAACCATCCCAACGGAGGTGGCTGGGTAGCGGATACAGCCACAGTAACAGATACAGCTTATGTTGGTCCTGATGCTCGGGTCGCTGGCAATGCTCGGGTATATGGTGATGCTCGGATCGCTGGCAATGCTCGGGTCTTTGGTAATGCTCAGGTCTATGGCAATGCTGAGGTCTTTGACAATGCTCGGGTTTATAGCAATGCTCTGGTCTTTGACAATGCTTGGGTCTATGACGATGCTTGGGTCTGTGGCAATGCTGAGGTCGCTGGCAATGCTCGGGTCTGTGGCCGTGCTCTGATCTCTGGCAAGGCGAGGGTCTCTGGTGATGCTTGTGTCTCTGACACTGCTTGGCCCGGAGACGATGTTAAGGAAGATAAGTTCATTGAAATGAACGGCAAGCGATACAAGCTGGTTGAGAACGGCAAGCGATACAAGCTGGTTGAGATTGAATAAATGCCTGATATGATGGATTACTATGAAGAAGTACTGCTTCTTCGCAAGAAGGTTGAGAAGTACGAGACTATTCTCAAACATGCAATGTCTGAAAAGACTGGCGCTTTCTTTATCTGTGGTGAAGCAGGTGAGAAGGATAACATGGGATAGTACCTTATAATAAATACTCCAAAGAGGAGTAACCTATGTGGGAAATGATGGAAAGAATGGCATCTGATCGCCTGTGGATTTACACAAGTATTGCAGGTTCAATTGCTGGAGCTGCCTGTCTTGCCTATCTCAGTACGACACGGATCGGCCTTTGGGGTTATGGTAAGTTTGATCAGATCATAGACTTTCTCATAAAGCGTTGGGGGTTGACCTGGTTGGAACAGCCGGAAGATGCTTGGAGAAAAAGATATCCAAAGATCACCGCAAAGATTGATGAACTCGAGCAGAGGATTGAAGATTTAGAAAAATGAAAACAGTGATAGTAACTGGTGGCTTCGATCCCTTACACTCTGGTCATATTTTGTATTTTAATGAAGCTCGTAAACTCGGTGACAGGCTTTGGGTTGGATTGAACTCGGACGACTGGTTGACTCGAAAGAAAGGGCAACCATTCATGTCGTATCAAGAACGAGTTGAGATTATTCGTAACCTCAAGGTAGTGGATCGAGTTATTCCTGTAATAGGTGATGATCAAAAGGATAATGCAACTGGAGCTATTTTCTATGCTCAATCCATCGGCGCCGGCGATGTTGTTTTTGCAAATGGTGGCGATAGAGATGCTTTGAACTCACCAGAAGAAGATTTCTATAAGCACGACACGACTGTTAGTTTTATGTACGGTGTTGGCGGTAACTTTAAAAAGAACTCCTCGAGTTGGATTCTGAATGAATGGTCGACTCCACGAACCGATCGTTCTTGGGGTTATTATAAGGTGCTACAATCAAACAGCCCAGAGGTGAAGCTGAAGGAACTGGTTGTGAATCCAGGATCATCTCTCAGTATGCAACGGCATAAGGATCGAGCCGAACACTGGTTCGTATCCGAAGGTACTGCCACCGTGTATACAATTGATGCGTCGTCAGATCTTGAATTGTTGGATACGCTCGAGAAGCATCAGTCTATCCATATTAAGAAAAACCAGTGGCATCAACTCTGTAACAAGACAAATGAACTAGTTAAAATTATCGAAATTCAATATGGCGATAATTGCATCGAAGCAGATATAGAGAGGCTATAATGAACGACGAATCAAGAATCGAATGGATGTGGCAAGCATTCCGTCAAGAAAACGACAATCCAAATATGGAAGAATTTATCCGTATGGTATCACGAGAGTTTGCCTGTGATCTACAAGAGGCACAGCAGAAAACCTCACATCTTCTCCTGATTGATTAAAGTTTTATTACATCCAGTCATTCGATAATATATAATGTAAGGAGTGACACACATGGACCAACTCACACTTTGGATGGCTATCGGGTTTTTGCTTGCCGCCTATTCAGTTATTGCAAACGATTCAGTACAGACACTCGGTACCTGGATTGCATCTAATAATGAACGCTTTAATTATAAGATTCTTTGGGCCGCTGCATCAGCGGTTTTATTATGGGCACTGTGGTTTGGTTGGTTTACTCATGGTGGCGATATATCGTATGGTCGATTGACTAAGATACCATTTCAAGAAATACAGTGGTATCATGCAGCTGCACCGGCAATACTGCTTGTATTAACACGTGTTGGTGTTCCTGTATCTACCTCCTTCCTTGTTCTATCCGTTTTTGCCTCGACTTTTGTTCTTGAAAAAATGCTCATGAAATCTATCATGGGTTATGCAGTTGCGGCAATTGCAGCCTATGCTCTATGGCATATTATCAGCCGAGTCATCGACGAGAAGAAACCGATCGGCGACCATTGGTCACGTCCTTACTGGCGAGTGGCTCAGTGGGGTACAACTGGTCTACTGTGGTGGACTTGGCTGAGCCATGATATGGCAAATATTGCAGTATTTCTGCCTCGACAGGTTCCATGGGATATGATGATCGTTATCAGTATTATCTTTGTCGGTGGTCTTGCCTGGATGTTTAAGGAACGAGGCGGTAAGATTCAAAATATCGTATTAGAAAAATCAACAACTCGATATATTCGTTCGGCCTGTTTTATCGACTTTGCATATTTTCTCATTCTTTATTTCTTCAAGGAACTCAATTCAATTCCAATGTCGACGACCTGGGTCTTTGTCGGTCTTCTATCTGGTCGTGAGCTTGCTATTGCCACCGTTCACAATACTAAAATGAAACAAGTATTCCCACTCGTAACTCGTGACTTTATGAAGATGATGATTGGCCTCGGTGCAAGTGTGGGACTCGTATTAATGATTCACTATATTATTATTCCAAATGGCTATTGACATTTCGGATAATATATAGTAGTATAAGTTTATTATTTCAATGTGGAGTTAATTATGGCACGTGGAAAAAAGTCTTCCGGCAAGCATTACACTTCTAAGGGCGAGCGTCCTAATTCGAACAAAAAGATTCAGAATGCAATCCGAAAGGATTACCTTGCAAATGATCTTGCTCGTACTCTCAACCAACTCGAGGCTTGGGAGAAGGGCAAGAATGTTGTCCTGACTGTCGCAAACCCAAATCAAAATGAAACAAATAAGCGATTCATTCGTATTCCTGCTACTCAGGTTTGGGGTAAGCCAGGCAACAAGTATCGGATGAAGGATTCAGGTATTACGGAGATTAAGGTATGAATCGGGATGAACTGAAAACCACTCTGCTGGGTGGAGTGTGTAATATTCGTTTTACAAAGGTCGATGGTACTATCCGTGAGATGCGTTGCACTCTCAAGTCTGATCTCGTACCAGAAACTGAATCCTCAGATAAGGAACGAAAGGTTAATGAATCTGTTCTACCAGTCTGGGATCTTGAAAAAGAGGGATGGCGTTCATTCCGAATTGATTCTGTAATTGATGTACAGCCAGTGATGCTATGAAGTTTACAGTAACAGGACTTGAGGATAGTACCGGTCAGATTAATACTGACGGTGATGTCGTAAACGCAAAGGGTGGTACAGAGATGATGAAGGAGGGACTTATGTCTCGTCTTGATCCAGAACTCGCAGACCATTTCAATATCATCTGTTCGCGTGTCAGAGATATTAGTGAGGATAAGAAAAACATCCTCTGGCTACACGATACCTGGAATGATCCAGAGGCACAGCATCTCTCAAATGAGGAAGATCGTAAAAGATTTGATAAGCTGGTATTCGTTTCCAATTATCAGTTTCAGACCTATCATCTTGCTCATGGCATTCAATATAACGAATCAATTATTTTAAAGAATGCAATTGTACCGATTCCAGAACATCAAAAGCCAAATGATGGTGTAATTAATCTCATTTATCACACAACACCACACCGTGGACTAGAAGTTCTGCTGCCTGTTTATGAATATCTTTACAAGCATTTCGGCGAAAAGATCCATTTGGATGTATATTCATCATTTAATATTTACGGGTGGCCACACCGAGACGAGCCCTACGAAAAGATTTTTGAGACCTGTCGTAAACATCCAGGTATCACCTATCACGGTGCTGTTTCAAATGACGAGGTTCGAGAGGCTCTTCAGAAGGCACATATCTTTGCATATCCAAACATCTGGCCAGAAACCTCATGTATTGCACTAATGGAAGCGATGAGCGCTGGGTGCGCGATTATCTGTCCGAATCATGCCGCACTACCAGAAACAGCTGCCAATTTTGCACTGATGTATCAATTTAATGAGAATGGAAATCATCATGCAAATGTGTTTGCCCAGCTCTTGAATGTGGTGATCGAATCATTCTGGGCTGATGATCATCAAGGTAAATTGCAGTTTCAGAAGTTCTACGCAAACAATTTTTATTCATGGGATGCCCGGATTCCAGAATGGAATGCTCTTTTAAAATCAATGCTGTAAATCTATTGACATTTTTTGGTAGATTTGATAGAATGTACTTATGATTAAAAGGGAGATATCTCGTGGGTAAGAGCCTGCTCAAAGTAAGTCGTAAAAAGGAAAAAGTTAGATCACCAAAATTCTTTGATGAAAAGTATTTGGGGCCTGAACCAACTTGGGAAAGGCAAGAGTCTTTTACAGAAGCTGAATATAAATCAGCTATAACTAGAGCTTACAATTGGTATAATTATTTTTATAGCACAAAAGATAGTATTAAGCTGCTATTTGATAATTATCCTCGAGATAAAAAAGAAATTCGTTTATTGAAGCGCTTGCCTGATTGGAAATTGTGTGGTACTTGGTGCTATCAAGCTCGGATGATGAAGATTGGTCTCAAGCTTGCTGATGACTCTTTAAAATTCTTTAATGAAAATATTGATGGCTTAATTGAAGAAGCCAAAAAAGTGGTAAAAGAAGATAACGTAGAGGCTTTGAAAAAACAAGTAGTCTCAGTTCAAGATCGTGTCAAAGAACAGATTAGTGATTATATTGGTATGATTGAAGAGCACGTCGATCAGTTTATGCTAAACAAATATAAGTCTGATTTTGATATGTACGCCTGGCTTAGAAGTAATAATATAAAGGTACAACAATCAAACGCAATCGCTGCATACTATAAACCTCAATTGGCTGAACTGGTAGAACTACAAGAAGGTAAGTGCCCAGACCTTAATGAAGGTTATCGTCACATGAAAAAGCCAGAGGTAAAGAGATCTATAGAGTTTTTTACGAACATAATTAGCGACGCTGAAACTTGGGGTGCTAATCAGAAAACTGTACGCAAGACTCGAGATAAGAAGCCGGTATCTGTCGAGAAACAAGTATCAAAGCTAAAATATATGTCTGAATATAAAGATTACAAGATCGTTAGTATCGCTCCTACCAGCATTATTGGTGCAAATCAGTTGTGGGTATTCAATGTAAAGTATCGTAAGCTCACATTATATAATGCTATGGGTCCAGCTGGTTTTTCCGTGAAAGGAACTACCTTACAAGGGTATGACCCAGAAAACTCAGAATCCAAGACATTGCGTAAACCCGATGATGTATTACCTCGTGTACTGAGTGGAGGTAAACGTGTTCTATCAAAGGTTATGGCTGAAATAAATAGTAAGGCATCTGAGCCAAATGGTCGAATCAATGGAGACACGATACTCTTACGTGTAGTGAAGTAATGGAACAAGCAAATAATGTCTTTGAATTTCCGAATATTGGAAATATGCCAAAAAATGAAGAGCAACTGAGTAGTTACTTTGAAGATAATAAGAAAAATTATATCGATCATATTGTAGATCATTATAGTTCTCAATTGGTAAATAAGATCGGAATGCACGGGTTCGACATATACAACGACAGATTCAGTGCTGATTTTTCCTGTGTAGTCGAGATATTTCGTGCATCACTCTATCGTAGTCTACTCATACCTCACGCATTGACTCCATTTATGGATGAAATGATCGAGAAACTCGAGTTTGAGGATGACGAGGATTTTGTTGACTTTTAACCACAGTTGTGGTAGTATATATAGAATATGATTAAACTGAGATGAATTATGATTCTTGTTGACTTAAATCAGGTGATGATTTCAAACCTGATGATGCAGATTGGCGGCAAAAACGTTCCTATTGATGAGAACCTGGTCCGCCATATGGTACTCAATTCTCTACGGCTCTATCGTCAAAAGTTCGGAGAGAAATATGGCGAACTGGTAATTTGTTGTGATGACAAGAACTACTGGCGCCGCGACCTATTCCCATACTATAAAGCTCATCGTAAGAAGGATCGTGAAAAGTCTGGTCTGGACTGGCACACCATCTTCGAAGTACTGAATGGTATTAGGGACGACCTCAAGGAAAATTTCCCGTATAAGGTTATACAGATTGACCGAGCAGAGGCAGATGATATTATTGCATCTCTTTGCCATCAATACGGTCAGCTTGGTGTTCAGAATGGATCAGCAGAACCTATTCTCATCCTATCTTCAGATAAAGACTTCGTGCAGTTACAAAAATATGCAAACGTCGAGCAGTATAGCCCGATGCAAAAAAAGTTTGTGGCTGTATCCAATCCAGCTCGATATATCCATGAACATATTCTGAAAGGTGACCGTGGTGATGGTGTACCAAACTTTATATCACCCGACGACGTGTTTGTAGTTGGTAAGAGACAGAAACCTCTTGCATCTAAAAAGATCGATGCATGGAATGGTATGAAACCTGAAGAGTTTTGTAATGAGGAAATGCTTCGTGGTTATCGTCGTAATCAACAGCTTGTAGATCTCGACTTCGTACCAGAGGATATTCAAAAAGATGTGATTGAAAAGTTTGACGATTATAAATTACATGGTAGGGATAAGATGTTCAATTATTTTATCCAGAAGCGTTTGAAAAATTTAATGGATATAATCCAGGAGTTTTAAGATGGCCTATAAAGAAGGCGTGGCTGAAATCCTTGACCGGGTTTCTAAATTAAAAACAAAGAATGAAAAGATTGAAGCTCTACGTAAGGGCCATAATGTAGTACTTGAAAATATTATTGATCTTTGTTTCAATCCAAATCTCAAGTTTATGTTACCACCCGGTGAACCTCCGTATAAGCCACAACCAAAAGCGGCTGATTGCCAGGCAACTCTTTACGCAAACCTGCGTAAGTTTGGTATTTTTCTTGAGTCTGGTCCTTATCCGAACATGAGACCATATCAACGTGAGTCTCAATTTGTACAGTTTCTTGAGGCACTCGACCCAGATGATGCAAAACTAGTCGTGTCGATCAAGGACAAAAAGATGCCATATAAGGGTATCACACGTAAGCTTTTTGAAGAAGCATGGCCAGCCCTAGCATCAACTTGGAAGGAAAATGGGTAAAACATTTCGTCGAGAAAAACGTTGGGATGACGAACCAACTGAATTCAGAAACCAAAAGTCTAAAAAGAAATTTGTGAAGGAAAAGAGGTCAAAGAATAAACGGCCTCGTGTGAATGAACATGAAGAATCCGGACAAGACAGCGTATATAATCGGTAACGGTGGATCTCGTAAGGGGTTTGATCTACTCTTATTAAAAGGTAAAGGCACGGTCTTTGGATGTAATGCCTTGTACCGAGATTATCAGCGATCGACTCCTAAATACGTATTGCCTGACTATTTGGTTGCAATCGACAATCCTATCATTACTGAGATCGAATCATCTGACTTTCCATCAAGTCGGGTACTCATACCACCTGAAGATGAGAAATGGGAACCAGTAGAGTTACACTGGGGTCGAGCTGTAAATAAGCAATGGGATCCACAACGACCACGATCAAACGCGGGTATGAACGCCATACTTGAGGCTATAAAGTTGGAATATGAAACCCTATATGTGTTTGGGTTTGATTTCCTAGTGGTCAATCAGAACACAGCTATGTCGAATCTCTACGATGGTACTGATTGTTATGGATTGGAGACAAGGGCAAATTTACAGGATACTCGTAATCGGATGAAGTATCTTGGTCACGTTATCGAAAACAATCCTAAGACTAATTTCGTATTCTGTTATCCAAAGGAAACAATTGCCGGTGGGATATATAATCCACAGGCTGAAAATACCTGTATCACAAGTTTTGATGACTTAATCTATTTACTTTCGGAGTAAAATAATGTATGATAGTATCTTGATCGGACTTTTATTATTTGCTCTGGTCGGATTATCATTTTATGCGGGTCATCAATTCGCGATACCACGTGTAACTGAGATGGTGCTTATGGTATTACATAATGATAGAATTATTCGACTTATTGAACTCGAGGACGGTGAAGTCGAAGTTTACAGTGGTTCAAAATTCTATAACAGTGAAACTGATACGATAACATGAATATCTTTGTACTCCACGACGATCCCAAAACTGCGGCACAAATGCATTGCGACAAACATATCCCAAAGATGATTGTCGAATCAGCTCAGATGCTGTCAACTGCTCACCGACTACTTGACGGCGAGGAATATCTAGCTCCATCCAAGTCAGGTAAGAGGACGGTAAAACACTATCGTCTGTCTGAAAATAATGATCTGATTTACAAGGCAGTACACGCAAAACACCCATGTACAATCTGGACGATGCAGTCACATAATAACTATCTGTGGCATTATCATCTCTGGCGGTATCTTGCTGAAGAGTTTGAGTACCGTTTTGGTAAACTACACGCATCGTGGGAAAAGCTCAAGGATGTTCTCTACGAGACACCACAGAATCTCGTTTATGGTGATATGACACCACACGCTCTCGCTATGCCTGATGAATACAAGGTCGACTGTCCTGTGCAGTCATATCGTAACTACTATCTTGGTGAAAAGACTCGGTTTGCGAAGTGGGCCAAAGGTCGCCCTGCTCCAAATTGGTGGAATGAATAAATAATAGTATTGGAGGTACAATGCCGATATATAACTTTATTGATGAGAGTACTGGAGTACAGTTCGAAGAACTGATGTCTATGTCAGAGCGTGAGGCATTTCTTTCCGATAATCCAAATATTCGACAACTTCCACCTGACCGCATGAACATCATTCATGGCCAGCGCTATACTGGTCTGAAGAATGATGGTGGGTTCAATGAGCAGATGTCTCGCATCGCTGAGGCTCATCCTACCAGTGCGGTCGCCAACCAATATGGTGATAAGTCTAGCAAGGCCGTAAAGACCCGACAAGCCGTAGAAAAATGGAGGGCTAAGCGGTCTGTTGACCCTAATAAATGATGATAACCCAGAAAGGTTATTCATGTCAAATATTGCTTATCTTAACGAAAACGTAGATTTTTTTGATGAGAGAATTACAAGGAAACAACGAAAGGCAAAACAGAAAAACGTTCAAACAAGTTTGAAACTCAAACACATCGAACCTAAAACACATAACCAGGTCCGTCTCTTTGATGAGTATCAGAGCGGAAAACACCTTCTCTTGCAGGGTGTAGCTGGTACTGGTAAGACATTCATCTCGTCATATCTTGCCATTAAAGAAATTCTTTCTCATCAGACAGATAAGCATAAGTTAGTCATTGTCAGATCGGTAGTTCCCACTCGTGATATGGGGTTTCTACCAGGTAGTCAAAAGGAAAAACAGAAGGCTTATGAAGCACCTTATTATTCAATATTCACAGAACTTTTTGGTCGAGGAGACGCCTATGAGTATCTTAAGGGACGTGGTATGGTGGATTTCATATCGACTTCATTCATACGTGGAATCACTCTCAATAATGCTATTGTGCTTGTTGATGAGTGTCAGAATCTGACTTTCCATGAGTTGGACAGTATCGTCACACGAATAGGTCAGGATTGTCGCATTATCTTTGCTGGAGACTTCCGCCAGAGTGACTTAGAAAAGGATTCTGAGAAGAAGGGTCTGATTGACTTTATGAGAGTGATACGATCGATACGTGGTTTTAGTTCAATACAATTCGAAGAGGATGACATTGTGAGGTCCAAATTGGTTAAGGACTACATCATTGCCAAATTAGAACATGGGATATACACCTAACTTTATACATGAAGAGCGGTTTCAGCCGTATGAAATCGAATCAGTAACGACAGAACAGGGTCGGAAGTATTGGGTTCCTGATGCTTCCGAACCCTATGA